TCAGGTGTTTCCACTTATGGATTCCGTATAGAATACTCTACATCTACAACATCAGCAGACCCAGGCTCAGGTAAATTTAGATTTAACGCCGCTGACCCGGCTGCAGCTACTGAAGTTTATATTAGTGAGACTGATTTAGATGGATTAGGTATAGACCCAATATTAGGTACTCTAACAGATTCTACAAATAATAATAAATCTGTTATAACATTTAGATTAGAATCAAATCAAATATATTATGATTCAGCATATGTTACTGCCCAAACAGATAATGGTGGTTGGAGAACATTAGATATCACTCATATTGATAAAAGTGGTTGGAATAATGTAGGTAATAGCGATGCTACCTTTATGGCTATTGAACTTATAGGTGATAAAGGTAGCTCAGGTTCATCAGGTACAAGCGGTAGCTCAGGCTCTTCAGGCACTTCAGGTTCATCAGGCTCATCAGGTACTTCAGGAAGTTCGGGCTCATCAGGTACATCAGGCTCAAGTGGATCTTCAGGAACTTCAGGTAATACTGGTTCTTCGGGAACTTCAGGAACATCAGGTAGTTCAGGTTCTTCAGGAACAAGTGGTTCTAGTGGTTCATCAGGAACAAGTGGTGTCCAAGGTAACCCAGGAACAAGTGGTACATCAGGTTCATCAGGATCAAGTGGTTCTTCAGGAACTTCAGGTAATACAGGTTCTTCAGGAACTTCAGGAACATCAGGTAGTTCAGGTTCATCCGGAACTTCAGGAACTTCAGGTTCAGATGGTTCATCTGGTTCTTCAGGAACAAGTGGTAACTCAGGTTCATCTGGTTCATCCGGTACATCAGGTACTTCAGGTAATACCGGTTCTTCAGGAACTTCAGGAACTTCAGGTTCAAACGGTTCTTCAGGTTCATCAGGAACAAGTGGTTCAAGTGGTTCATCAGGAACAAGTGGTGTCCAAGGTAATCCTGGAACAAGTGGTTCTTCAGGCTCATCAGGCACAAGTGGTTCTTCAGGGTCATCTGGTACTTCAGGAACTTCAGGTTCAGATGGTTCATCAGGTTCCTCTGGAACAAGTGGTAACTCCGGCTCATCGGGTTCATCAGGAACAAGCGGTAACTCTGGTACTTCAGGTTCTTCAGGTTCTTCAGGAAACTCAGGATCAAGTGGTTCATCTGGAACTTCAGGAAATACAGGATCAAGTGGTACATCAGGAACTTCAGGCTCATCAGGTTCATCAGGAACAAGTGGCTCATCAGGGTCATCTGGTACTTCAGGTAGTTCAGGCTCAAGTGGTTCTTCAGGCTCAAGTGGTACTTCAGGTTCATCGGGAACTTCAGGTTCATCTGGGTCAAGTGGTACATCAGGACAAGATGGTAATTTTGGTGGTGCTACTTTTAATTATACATTTGACACAGCAACAGGTACTGCTGATCCAGGTAATGGAGATATAAGATTAAATAACACTACACAAAACGCATCTACATTATCCATTATTAGTCAGACTACAGAAGATGGTGATAATATACAGTCATTTTTAGAGAGTATTGATGCCTCTACATCAGCAGTAAAGGGTCATATGAGAATAGCGGATAAATTCGCTCCAGAAAATTTTATATTGTTTTCAATATCAAACCTAACAGACTTAGGTGTATATTGGACAATAAACATAAGTGAACAAGCATCATCAGCTGCATCCCCATTTACTAATAATGAAGATGTAATTGTTTCTTTCGCCTTAGTAGGTGATAGAGGAGATGATGGTACATCAGGAACATCTGGTTCAAGTGGAACTTCGGGTTCATCAGGTAGTTCAGGTAATAGTGGTACTTCAGGTTCTTCAGGTTCAAGTGGTTCTTCAGGAACAAGTGGTTCTTCAGGAAACTCAGGATCAAGTGGTTCATCTGGAACTTCAGGTTCAAGTGGATCATCAGGTACATCAGGTTCATCAGGAAATTCAGGCTCTTCAGGTTCCTCAGGAACATCTGGTTCAAGTGGTTCATCTGGTTCTTCAGGCTCTTCAGGCTCTTCAGGTTCAAGTGGTTCATCTGGAACTTCAGGTTCAAGTGGTTCCTCAGGTTCAAGTGGTTCATCAGGAACATCTGGTTCATCAGGAACAAGTGGTACAGCAACAATAACAAATTTAGGTAACAATAGAGTAACTACATCAACAGGAACTCAAGGTGCATTAAATGCTGAAGCTAATTTTACATTTGATGGTACTAAACTTACAGTATCAGGATCAGGTAGCACAATTTTAGATGTACAAGGATCTCAAGGTCAATTATTTTCAGTAACAGATGATTTGACAGGGATAGTATTTGCAGCATCTGATATATCAGGTGTTCCAATCTTATCTGTAAGTGGTTCAGGTTTAACAATGATTGATGGTACTTTAAATGCCCCTAATTTACCTAATATAACAACTAGTAATGATGTATTAGTTGTAGATTCAAGTGGTAATGTAGGATATGAAACAAATGCCGCTTCAAGTGGAACCTCAGGTAGTTCAGGCTCAAGTGGTAGTTCAGGCTCAAGTGGTAGTTCAGGCTCAAGTGGTACATCAGGCTCAAGTGGTTCATCTGGTTCATCAGGTTCTTCAGGAACAAGTGGATCATCAGGATCTTCAGGAACAAGTGGTTCTTCAGGAAACTCAGGATCAAGTGGTTCATCTGGAACTTCAGGTTCATCTGGATCAAGTGGTACATCTGGTTCATCAGGAAATTCAGGAACTTCGGGTTCATCCGGTAGTTCAGGTTCATCGGGTAGTTCAGGTTCTTCAGGAACAAGTGGTGGAACAGGTACCCCAGGAACATCAGGTTCTAGTGGTTCATCAGGAACCTCAGGTTCTAGTGGTTCATCAGGAACAAGCGGTAACTCTGGTACTTCAGGTAGTTCAGGATCAAGTGGTAACTCAGGTTCAAGTGGTTCATCAGGATCAAGTGGTACAAGTGGTTCTAGTGGTTCATCAGGAACAAGCGGTAACTCTGGTACTTCAGGTAGTTCAGGATCAAGTGGTACAAGTGGTTCTAGTGGTTCATCAGGAACAAGCGGTAACTCTGGTACTTCAGGTAGTTCAGGATCAAGTGGTAACTCAGGTTCTAGTGGTTCATCAGGAACAAGCGGTAACTCTGGTACTTCAGGTAGTTCAGGATCAAGTGGTAACTCAGGTTCTTCAGGTTCTTCAGGAACATCAGGTAACTCAGGTTCTTCAGGTTCTTCAGGAACAAGCGGAACAGCTACTATAACAAATTTAGGTAACAACAGAGTTACAACTTCAACAGGTACACAAGGCCAATTAAATGCTGAAGGTAGTTTAACATTTGATGGTAACATATTACATAACGATTCCCAAAATATAGCCATTAATGAAGGCCAGAAATTCATACTTGATTATGATGGAGATAGTTTTGGAAACATATCTTATGATTTAAATAATTTAGCTGGTTATGGTGCCCAAAACGTTTATGCTACTCCTGGTGAATGTCATGTCTTTACAGAGGGTGATGGAGATGCATTAGCTCAAATTAGGGCTATGCAAATAACTATAGGAAGTAGCCAAACAAATTCAGCTACTAGATTTTCTATAGCTGGTGGATTAAAAAACACAGGTTCAAGTTCAACTGAAAGTTTTATTGGTGGTGGTTGTAGAAATTATATATCCAGTGGTAAAACTAGTGTAATAGCAGGAGGATCAGTAAATTGTATAGTCAATAATAATACTGCTTGTTCAGGAAATTTTATAGGAGCAGGAGGTGCCAATAAAATTAATACTTGTGTTGGTAATAGTGCTATAGTTGCAGGATGTAACAACTGCATCTGTCAAACAGGTACAAATTGTAGTTTTATAGGTGCAGGAGATTTCAATGTAATTTGTGTAAGTTCACCTAAGAGTTCTATTGTTGGAGGTACTACGAATAAAATTTATAATTCTAACACCTCTGCTATCTTAGGAGGTAGACTAAATTGTATATGTAATGGTGCTAATTGTAGTGCTATATTAGGTGGGTATAGCAATTACATTAATGGTCATGATTATTCCTTTCTTGCTGGTTATAACTTATCTTCAAATCAAAATTGTACCTTTTATACTCAATGTTCTCATGTTAGAAATCATTTAAATGTAGGGGGTACTGGAAATGCTTGTAATACAACTACAGGTAGAATTGATGCAACAAATGATATTGTAGCTTATGCTACTTCTGATAAAAGATTAAAATGTAATATTAAACCTATAGAAAATTCTTTATGTAAAGTAATTGGAGTAAGTGGTAATACATTTGATTGGAAAGAATTAACTAAAGAAGAAACAAAAACTATACACGGTAATACAGGTAAAGATGTAGGAGTAATTGCACAAGAAATAGAAGCAATACTACCAGAAGCTGTTACAACTAGAGATAGTGGATATAAAGCCGTTAACTATGAAAAAATTGTACCTTTATTAATTGAAGCAATTAAAGACTTAACAGTTAAAGTAGAAGAATTAGAATTAAAAATAAGTAGGGATATCTAAAATATTTTTGTATATTCCCCCTATGAAGATATGTATAATTACAAACTATATTGATAGGGGGTATGTGAATGAATTATTTATTTTAGATAATTTAATTTCTACATTAAACCTTCAACAAAAAGATATATATTCAATATCTGATGTAAATTTATCATATAGTATAAACAAAAACTATACTCATGTTTTAGTATTATTAGATTTTAAAGTAACTTCTTTACTATCCCTTACTCCCTTTTTAGATAATATTTCTATCCCTAAAATTTTTGTAATTGATACTATTCCTGAAATACATAAAAATATAGATGTTGATATTTTAAAACATTATAATTTTAAATCTGATTCATCATATAACTCTTTATCAAAAAATTCCCAAAATACATTATACAACGATTATGCTGATGCCTTAATTTTTTATAGTAATTTAGACTTTAATCTTTTTACAAACTATTACGAAATCCAAAGTAATAAAAAAGTAACAATAATTCCCCCTTCTTTAGGAAAAGAAAAATCTATTACCTTTAATCCTTCCTATTTTAAACCTAATAATAATATAGGATTTAATGGTATACCTTCATTTAATAATGGGTTTGGGCATTTAATTCCTTCATTAGCCTCTTTATCTGACTATAATTTGAAAATATATGGGAAACATGGAAGAAGTCCATTTACAACTCAACCTTTAATAAATAATGCAACGGCATTACATTCTAATATCAGTTTTAAAGGTCAATTAAGAAACTTCAGTAATTTTTATAAAACTAACCATATATATGCTAATATAGGACTTTATAATTCTTTTGATTTACAAACATTATATAGTATGGTAAATGGTATGGTACCTATAATATCCCCAAATTTGCCAATATCCGAATTTTTACCAAATTACCCCTTTATATCTAAGTGTAATTACAATGAAATAACAAAAACTATTATACAAATTAAAAATACTTCTGATAGTGATTTAAAGGATATATTGTACCAAGAAGTTAATAATATAAAGTTTTTAAATGATAATTTTTTAAAAGAAAAATACCATTTTTTCTTAGATTCCTTATAATATGAATACAAAATACTCTACACTTGGTTTTGATAAAATCTATGTTATAAACCTAAAACGCAGACTAGACAGAAAAAAAACTTTAATAGATAATTTTCCTAATATTGATTTTACTTTTATAGAAGCAATAGATGGTAAAGACCTTAACCAAGAACAATTGTTAAAAGATAAAATATTAAATTCCTCTTTTTTTGATCCTAATGGTATGGTAACTATGGGAGTATTTGCTTGTGCTCTATCCCATAAAAAGGCATGGGATCAGGCTTTATCTGATGGTGTAAAAAATGCTTTATTTTTAGAAGATGATATTATTTTACATAAACCAATACTAAATACCGACAATACTTTTACTGATGAATACTCTAAAATTATTAATGAAATTGAAAATTCTAATTACGATTTAATTCATTTAGGTAAAAAAAATCAAAATACTGAGGGTTTAAATGTTGGAAAATATTTAACTCTCCCAACCCCTAGTTCAAATTGGGAAGGAGCCCATTCTTATATTGCAACTAATCATATGCTCAAAGTTTTAACTAATAAGGTCTTACCTATTAAAAACGCAGCGGATGTGTACCTAGAACAATTTTATAATACTCATAATTCTTTTACATTAAAAAATAGTATTTTTCTCCAAATATCCGATCTTTCCCATTCAAGTGTATCTGATTCAGACACCTTTTTCAATGAATTTAGAAAAGGAGGGGGAAGGGTTGGTATTTCTTTTGATGAAAATGGTAATATCTTAAATAAAAACATAGCTAAATATATAAAACATCCAAAAGAAGTAGATGAATACACAGAAATTGTCTTATCAGAACCTAAATTTGGGATTCAAAATTTTTCTAGCAAGGATAAACTAAACCTTAACTTTTTTAGTATAATTAGATTAATAGATTTTTTATCTAAAAATTTGAATCAAAGAGGAAAAATGGTAGAAATAAACAGCCATTTAGGAGAAAATACTTTTTATTTTGGTTCTAGTGGTTTATTTTCTAATATATATGCTATTGATCCCCTTAAGGGAGAAGATGAATTTAATATTAAACATAATTTAACTTGGGAAGATATAAAAATAGGATTTAATAATAACAATTATTTCCATAAAAATATCAACCATATAAATCAAGACCCCACTTTAATTTCTGAATCTTTTGATGATTTATTATTTCTTTATATTAATAATAGAAAACAAGAAAATATTAAACCTTTAATTAAAAGGTATTTTCCTAAAATTTCTAAAAAGGGTTTTATAGGTGGTAACAATATACAAGACGCTCCCCCTAAAGCTATAATATTTGATAATAGTTGGGTAATTAAAAAAGAAAATTATGAACTTTAATATAAATAAATTTAATGAGTTAGGATATGTAATAATAAAAGACTTTTTATCCGAAGATGAATTAAAGGATCTATTAAAAATATCCCAAAAACACTATAAATATTCTCTTAATTTAACGGAACATGAAGGTAACTATAGATTAAATAGTCCTACTAACCTAAATAAAATAGAAGGGGCATGCGAGTATGAACCTGAGTTTTTAAAAATAGCAAAGAATAAAATCCTTGTAAATACAGCCAAACAATTAATAAATACAGAAGAAACATTAGATGTTTATATATCTAAATTTTTTCCAATGAAACCCAAAGTAGGAGTATCAACATTTTTACACCAAGATAACTTTTATTTTAATGGTGATCCTGATAATATAATTAGTTGTGCTCTATATTTTCAAAATACAAATAAAGAAAATGGATGTTTAAGAATTATACCTGGATCTCATAAAATAGGAATAATACCACATGATGTTATATCCCATATAGAAGGAATACAATGGATAGATGAAACAAAATTAAATCCTAATTGGATATTAGACTTAGAATTAGATGCACCTTATGCTGTGTTTTTTAATATTAATATGATACATGGGTGTTATCCAAATACTTCAAATAATACTCGGTTTAGTTTAGCCTGGGAATACATAGAATCGAATAATAATAACGTAGCATCATCAGAAAACAATTGGTGTGATAGAAACTTAGTAGGATAATATGAGTTCATTAAGATTTAACCCTAATCCTGAATGGAATAATATGTGGGGTAATAGGTTTTATTTAGGTTTAAACCAATTAATGTATGATATATATTCTACATTAAACAATAAATCTAATTTAAAAATGTTAGAAATTGGGTCATATAAAGGTGAATCTACTTTTATGTTTGCCTCGTTAGGAATATTTAGTGAAATTCATTGTATAGACCCTCACGAAGGAAAAGAAGAATCTAATTTGGTATTTAACGAAACATGGGATAATGTAAAAGAAGAATTTAAACTTAATACTCGCCATTTTAGTAATATCACTCACCACAAAGAATATAGTTACAATATATCAAACATCTTTCCAGATGGTTACTTTGATTTTATTTATATAGATGGTGCCCATGATTACGAATCGGTAAAAAAAGATATAAAATTATACACACCCAAAACTAAACAATTAATAGGTGGACACGATTACCAAAAAGAATGGCCTGGTGTAGTACGTGCGGTAAATGAAGCATTTCAAGAACCATTTAAAACATACCTTGATGATAGTTGGATAAAACCAATACATTAAATAAAAATTATATATTTATAACAAAATAACAATAAACATGGTACATAATTATAGAATTACAGAACTTGAAAGAGAAATAAGTACTGGAATAATAAATAGAATTTCATTCATAGTTGATTCTCTTCATGAAGAAGTTGGAGAAAGATATAATGGGGAGATAGAAGTAACAGGATCAATAGATACCCCAGGTTTTATTGAATTTGAAAACCTAACTCAAGAAAATGTTTTAAGTTGGATTACATCTCTAGTTGATACAGCTCTTATAGAACAAGAAAATTCAGCTTCAATAGCTAATATGATATCCACTCCTCCTGCTATTAATGGTACTGGTTTTCCTTGGGAGAATTAATAATAAAAAATACGATTTAGTTAGGAAATACTAAATTTTTTTCGTATATTTAAGTTATAAATAAATTAAGTTATAAATGAATATAATCTTTCAAATTGAAGGTGGACTTGGTAAGTCTATCATGGCAACAGCTGTAGTAATTGCCATTAAAACACGTTATAAAAACGCAAAACTAATAGTAGTAACCGGCTATACTGACGTCTTTTTAAACAATCCTCATATACATGAAACTTATGATATCAACCAAGCAAATGGGTTATATCTAAAGTATATTAAAGACCAAAAATGTAAAATATTTGCGTCTGAACCTTATAAAACATCTGATTTTATTACTAATAAACCTGTTTCATTATTAAAAACTTGGTGTGAACTTTTTGGGTTAAGATATAATAATGAACAACCACAACTTTACTTATCACAACCTGAAATAGATTATTTTTCTCCATACTACTCTACAGATAAACCTATTATGGCTATTCAACCAAATGGAGGACCTCCTGGTGTATCTCAACAATATTCATGGACTAGAGATATACCCCCAATTGTAGTAAAAGAATTAATTGATTATTACAAACAGGATTATACTATAATTCATATTAAAAGAGAAGATCAAATTACATACCCCGACAGTTTACAAGCTTTAGATGGATACCGAAGCATAGCAATCCTCCTTCAAAAATCTAGTAAAAGATTATTAATAGATAGTTTTAGTCAACATATGGCAAGGGCATTAAATCTAAAATCTACAGTATGTTGGGTAGATACTAAACCAGAAATATTTGGTTATAACTTCCATAATAATATTAAAGCAAACCCTTATACAAAAGACATCCCTTTGCATAATGTATCTTATACTCCTTTTAGTTTAGTTGAGGAAATAAAAACTCTTCCCTATAATGACTTAAATGAGATATTTGATATAAACAAAATAACTGCATCATTAAACAAACAATAAATGTCAGATTCACCTAAAATTTTAGTTTCTAGTTGTTATATAGGAACAACGGGTTTTAATAACCATTCACGTGATTTTTTTAGAAAGCTATCAAAACATTACCCTTTAAAAATTAGAAACTTTACTGTTCCTAAATATTGGAATGGTATAAAAGATGAACCCTTTAATGAAGAACCTTATATATTAGATTTAGATAAAAAACTCTTATCATCACAAACTTCATTTAAAAATGATAAAACTTTAAATGATACAGAAATTTATAAGAATTACCCTAATAATTTTAACCACAATTTAAATATAGTTTTAGCAGAAGTAAACCACCATTATTTCTACCAGACATATGATGGGCCTAAAATTGCTTATCTTGTATGGGAAACAACAGAATATCCTAAGAATTTTTACAATCGAATAAAAGAATTTGATCAAATATGGGTACCCTCTCAATGGCAAAAAGACTGTAACATATTGCAGGGAATACCTGAAAGCAAAATTAAAGTAGTTCCTGAAGCGGTCGATGGGGAAATTTTTAAACCTAATTCTAAATCTACTTTACCCGAATATGATGATGGAAGATTTAAATTTATCCATTTTGGTAGATGGGATTATAGAAAATCAACAAAAGAAATAATTGAAAGTTTTTTAAAAGAATTTGATAAAGATGAACCTGTAGATTTAATTATATCTATAGATAATATGTTCGCTAAAGATGGATTTGAAACAACTGAAAAAAGGTTAAAACATTATAATTTAATAGACCCAAGAATTAAAATAAAACATTTTCCTACCAGAGAAGAATATATAAAATACCTCCAAAAAGGTCATGTATTTTTATCTTGTGCTCGATCTGAAGGGTGGAACTTGCCTTTAATAGAAGCTATGGCTTGTGGTACACCTTCTATTTATTCTAATTGTAGTGCACAACTAGAATTTGCTGAAGGTAAAGGATTACCTGTAGATATAATAGGCACACAACCCGCTATTAGAGGAGAATACAGCACATACTCACAATCAGAGCTATCAGGGGAATTTTACGTCCCAGATTTTAATCATCTTAAGGAAGTAATGAGAGATGCTTATGATAATTACGATTACCATAAAAAAATAGCTTTAGAAGAATCTAAAGAATTAAGAAAAAAGTTTACTTGGGAAAATATGGCTGAAATAGCTAATAAAGAAATCAATTCTTTTATAAAAAACCCACCTAAAAACAAAATTGAACTTAGTTTTAACCAAGGAGTTAAGTTAGAAGTATTTGGTTCTAATAAGGAAGAATACTTTGTAGAATTTATAAATTCTGATACTAATAAAGTAATACATTCTAGTACTATTAAAAATAATATGTGGACTAAATGTAACCATGAATACTATATCCCTTGGGTTATTAAAGTAAATGGGGAAATAATTCATACTTTTGATGTAACCAATAGAATAGTTAAAATATCATTAGATTCAAAATCTATAGGAGATACATTAGCATGGACTCCTCAAGTTTTAGAATTTCAAAGAAAACATAACTGTAAAGTTGTAGTTAGTACTTTCCATAATGAGTGGTTTGCTAACAACCCAGAATATAAAGATATATTATTTATAGAACCTAACAAAGATATTTCTTCATACGCTCATTATAAAATAGGGTGGTTTAAAACCAATGGAAAATGGGATAAAGGTATAAAAAATAAAAACCAAGTAAACACAATTCCTCTAATCCAAACCGCAACAGATGCTTTAGGTCTTCCTTATAAAGAAATTAACCATGGAGTAGATTTTAAAATAGGTAAAAGACCAATTAAAGGAAAATATATCTGTATAGGTCCTAGAGCAACCTCGGGGTTAAAAGAATGGCCTCATGATAGGTGGAGAAATTTAGCTAAAAAATTACATAAAAAAGGGTATAAAGTAGTTAATTTATCCTATGAGGGATTTTCGGGAACTAATATAATAAATAAAAATAAACTTAATTGGGAAAAAACTTTTAACTACCTTTACCACGCAGAATTATTTATTGGTTTAGGATCTGGTTTATCATGGGCAAATTGGGCTTTAAATAAACCAACTTTAATGGTTAATAATTTCATTCCATTTGGTTACGAATTTACAAATAATTTAACTAAAGTAGAAAATAATACTGTATGTAATAATTGTTGGGTTAATAAAGATTTTACATTTGATCCAGGTAATTGGGATTGGTGTCCTAAAAATGAAGGAACCCCAAAACAACATATATGTCAAAAATCAATTACAGTAGATCAGGTTTATTTAGAATGTTTAAACTTATTAGAACCTAAAGAAAATTATGAATTTGTTTGGGTAACAGGAGGAGATGAAAAATATCTATCTATGATAGAAGTTTTGGCAAAAAGTTTATTAAAACATTCAAAATATAAACTAATAGTATATGGGTTTAATTGTGATTCTAAAATTAATTTACCTAATGTAATAAATAAAAGAATTAACTTTGATCCTAAACCCATAAGATATATTAATACGGAATTTGATTTGATAGACAAAGACTATTCTATATATTTTGCTAAGTATTTAACTAGTATAGATTCTTTAAAAACTGAATATAAAAACTTTGCTTGGATAGATGGTGATGCTTTTGCTACCGAAAATATTGATGGTTCTTTAAAATATCTTTTAAATTTAAAGGATTACCCCTTATTTATGAGATATTTTGATGAAGATATGGTTCATTGGAGAAAATATAAAAACATAAAATTAGAAGGACATTATGGAGCTGAAGTATCTAATATTTTAAATATTAAAAGAAACCCAAATAGTGTTATTATAGCAACTGGTTTTTATTTTTATAATAAAGATTCGGAATCATTTTTTCAAAGATGTTTAGACTTAAATAAACAATTAAATACCCAAAACCTTCAAATATTTGCCGACGATAATGCATTCTCAGAAGAAAGAGTGACTAATGCCTTACTTTGGAAAGAAAATAAAACTAATTATTTACCTATTACATGGAATAATTATTATTCCCCTAAAGAAAAAGTTGTTGTAGATCAAAATACATTAGATAAAGGATTTGATGTTATGTTTGATATAACAAACAAAGAACCTTATTTTGTACATGGTCCCGACCCATCAGTTGTTCCTAAAAATAGTAAAACTTTAGATTTAATGTATCAAGATCACCAAATAAAAAAATTAATGGTAGTATCTCATCCTGATGATGAATTAATATTTGGTGGCGCGGAATTAATAAAACATGGTCCGGAATATAAAGTTATTTGTCTTACTAATAAATCAAATAAAATTAGAAGTAAAGAATTTGAACAAGTAATGACAAAATTAAATGTGGGGTCTTGGGAAATGTTTGATCATAAAGATGATTTACATAATCCACCTGAAAGATACGATATTGAATCTATATTATTAAATAGACAATGGGAAAAAATAGTAACACATAACCCTATAGGTGAATATGGACACCCACAACATAAAGCTGTGTTTAATTTTATTAAAGAGTATGTTGATAAAATTATTTTAGAAGACATATTATATGTATTTGGAAAATCCAGTGCTAAACTAGATAAAAATATTGTGGATACTAAGAAAAATTTACTTACATTATATAAGTCTGAACAATCTATTATTAACCAAATATTAAATAATAAAGGGGATTGGTTTAAAAGTAATAATGATAATACTAATTATATAGAATACGAGTCTTTAGAAAAGTATGAAGAAAATAAAAATAAAAATAACTATATAGCATGTTATGAAAAATAAAAATTTAGTAATAATAATGTGTCATTGTGATAATGATATTAAAAAAAAGACATTAAATAAAAATATAGATAAAATCAAATCCGAAGGGTTTGATATAATGGTATTATCTCATATCCCTGTATCAAATTCCATACAAAATAAAGTTGATTATTTTATATATGATAAAAGCAACCCAACAATTACATACCCTTATAGGGGAATGGTATTTTGGAGAAACTTAAAATTTAAAGATAAAAAAATTAAACTACAAAATATATTAGATGATTATGGTTGGACGGCATTTAATCAAATATTATTAGCTGGGAATTTAGGAATATCACTTGATTATGATTATTTTAGTTTTATTAATTATGACGTTAAATTAACGGATAACATTATTCATGATTTAAACAACCCTGTTCCTTTTTTAGTATCTAAAGTAAGGGATTTAAGATTACAAGATATAGGTTATAGATTCCCGAGTTTTATGTTAAATGTCTTATCAAAAGAAAATTTAAAATCCTTATTACCTATAATTAATAAAAAGTATTATATGAGTGATCAACACCCATGGAAAAAGGATGGGAAATTTAGAGATGCAGAAGAATATTGGGAGCAATTAATTAAAAACTTTGAATATCTTACTCACATAGAACCCATTTGGGATCAAATATCATTTGAAAACACAGATGGTCTATTTAATTTTAGTAATGATGAAAATTTTAAAATATTTTTTCAAAACTCTGACACACATGAAAGGATACATACAGAAGATTGGACACCAAGAATAATTGTTTATGATAATAATACCTCAGAATTAAAATTAGTAGTGAATTCTTTAGAAACGGCAATTGAAGGAACAAATGTGTGTCTAGAACTCCCAGAAACAATAACAAAAATTGGATATATAGTAAAAGACAAATATTACGATTTAACAGAAAAATATCATAAATCTATTTTTGCTACTATAGATTTTCAATAAAAATTAAATATGTATAATTAAATAAATAAAAAATGAGTAAAAAAATTAAGTTATCAAAAGAAGAATTAGAAATTCTTAAAGGTTATCAACAACAACAAAATTCAATTACTTTTGAATTAGGACAAGTTGACATTAATAGGGCAATATTAGAAGGCCAAAGAGCATCTGTTTTGGATAAACTAGGTGATTTACAAGAAAAAACTAATAAAACGGCTAAAGAATTACAAGAAAAATATGGGGATGGAAACATTGATTTAGAATCTGGGGAATTTACTACAACAGAATAAGTTTTTGAATCTCTTCCTAATATTTATAATAAAACAATATTAAAAATAATATAACAAAATGGCAGAAACATTAATATCTCCAGGAGTATTAGCAAGAGAAAACGATCAATCTCTAGTTACAGCTCAACCCTTAACTAGAGGAGCAGCAATTATAGGACCAACAGTTAAAGGACCGGTTGAAAAACCAACTTTAGTTAGTTCTTTTAGTTCTTTCCAAACAATTTTTGGTTCAACTTTATTAAGTGGTTCACAAGATTATACTTATTTAACTTCAATTGCAGCTAATAACTATTTTTCTCAAGGTGGAACTTCTTTATTAGTAACAAGAGTTACAAGTGGTTCTTTTGATCCCGCTTTATCTACTACAATTCAAAATAATGTTGAAGCAGCAAGTGCAGGAATAGCAGGAGATATTGTCGGAGACTTAAGTTCAGGTGGTACCGGGGGTACAAAAGGTACTTATGCAATAACAGCAGGTGAAATAGCCCCTAATAATGGAGCAACTCTTTCTGTAGTAATAGGTGAATTAACTAATTTAATAGCAACCCAAAACGTAACAGCACAAAGTGCTTTAGTAGGTGGTACTACAATTGGTGCTGTAACAGGTCCATTCACAATAGCCGCTGACAAAATAACAACATCAGGAGGAACTACTCAAGTTGGAACAGGAGCAACACTTACTATCACAACCGATGGTGGAGGAGCAGCTGGTGTTATAACTTCAATAGTAGTAGCAGCAGCTGGATCTGGATATGTTGCAGGAAATGTATTAACAGTAACAGCTTCAGATTTAGTTAACGCTGGATTTATAGCTTGTGACAAAAATATAACAGTTACTTTAGTTGACGCTAATTTATTAAATGGACCAACTGCTATTAATGTAACTAGTGATGGAGCTGGATATTCCGCAGGTGATACATTAACAATAGCTGCCGCTGATGTTGGAACTCCAACAGCCGATTTAGTAATAACTTTAACTGACAGTTCAATTGTAAACCAAGCAGCTTTTGTATTAGAAACACTTTCAGAAGGAGTGATTATGAATAATACATCTCCTGTAGGAGCAGATCAAGGAGGAACAGAATTAGCAAACGGAGCTTTAGCAAGTGGTTCTGCTGATAACCTAAGATGGGAAATTGGAGCTGTAAATACATCATCCGGTGTATTCTCATTATTTGTTAGACGTGGTAATGATAATAATAACCAAAAAGTTATTCTAGAATCATTTAATAATATCTCTTTAGATCCTTTCTCTCCAAATTATATTTCAAGAGCAATTGGTGATAATACTTCAAATGTTGTAGTAGCAGCAGATGGTTCAGGAACATATTTACAAGAATCAGGTTCTTACCCAAATATATCTAATTATATAAGAGTAAAACAAGTAAATGCAAACACACCTTATTACTTTGATAATAATGGTATTGCAAAATCTGAATTTACAGCATCTTTACCTCAATTAGGATCTGGTTCATTTGATGAAGCAGTAGGATCTAATTTAAATAGTACAAGTGCAAATTTATTTTATGAAAATATAAGTTCAGTAAATACTCAAGGTGTAATTGGAACAGATTATACAAATGCAATTAACTTATTAGCAAATCAGGACGAATATCAATACAATGTAATTTCAGCTCCAGGTTTATATTATTCAAATTATGCTGTACAGTGTAATTTAATTAAGAATATGTGTATTTCAAGAGGAGATGCAATTTATGTGATGGATTTAGTTCCTTACAACACAGCAATCGCAACTGTAAACCAAAATGCAGCAGCAATAGATTCTAGTTATGCAGCAGCTTATTGGCCATGGTTACAAACTATTGATCCAAATTCTGGATTATTAGTATATGTACCAGCTTCTACAATGATTCCAGGAGTATATGCTTTTACAGATGCTTCTTCAGACCCATGGTTCGCACCAGCAGGTATTACTAGAGGAGGATTAGGTTCTGTAGTAAGAGCTGAAAGAAAATTAACATCTGCAAATAGAGATACATTATATGAAGCTAATGTAAACCCAATCGCTACATTCCCACAACAAGGAGTTGTAGTATTTGGACAGAAAACATTACAAAAAGCAGCAACTGCTTTAGATAGAGTAAATGTACGTAGATTGTTAATTACACTTAAAGGATATATTTCTCAAATTGCAGATAATTTAGTATTTGAACAAAATACTATTGCAACTAGACAAAACTTTTTAACACAAGTAAATCCATATTTAGAAAGTGTTCAACAAAGACAGGGATTATATGCTTTTAAAGTAGTAATGGATGAAACAAACAATACACCAGATGTTATTGATAGAAATGAGTTAATCGGTCAGATTTTCTTACAACCAACTAAAACAGCTGAATTTATTATACTTGATTTCAATGTATTACCAACTGGAGCAACATTTCCAGCATAAAAAGAAAAAAACCGAATATTTATAATAAAATAAGAAAATAAAATGGCAGTATTAAACCCAAACGAAATATTTTTCACAGCTTTCGAGCCAAAACAAAAGAATAGATTTATAGCTTTTGTAGACGGATTTCCAGCATACATCATGAAAGGTGTAGGAGCCGTAACTGTATCACAAGGAACAGTACCATTAAATCATATTAATGTTCAACGTTTTGTAAAAGGTAAAACAACTTGGGGAACTATTCAGTTTACACTATTTGATCCAATTACACCATCTGGTGCACAATCAGTAATGGAATGGGTTAGATTACACCACGAATCAGTAACTGGTAGAGATGGTTATAGTGATTTCTATAAGAAAGATCTTACAATCAATGTATTAGGACCTGTAGGTGATGTAGTTTCAGAATGGATCATCAAAGGAGCAATGATTACAGAAGCTTCATTTGGAGATTATAACTGGGATACTGAAAATGCTGCTCAAGAAATTACAATGACAGTTCAACCTGATTATTGTGTATTAAATTTCTAAAAATTTTACTCACCCCTAATTTGCAAAATAGCTTGGCTTTGGTCAAGCTTTTTTGTATTTTACATACGTATAACTGATAAAAACGTTTTAACCAAATAAAGATTATGGCCGAATTTAAATTCCCAACAGAAGAAATAGAATTACCTTCAAAAGGTTTAGTATACCCCAAAGACAATCCCCTATCAAGCGGTAAAGTAGAAATCAAATATATGACAGCAAAGGAAGAAGATATTCTTTCTAACCAATCTTACATTGAAAAAGGTAATGTATTAGATAAACTATTAGAATCTGTAATTATTTCTAAAATAGATTTAAAAGATTTAATTGTAGGTGATAAAAATGCAATTTTAATTGCTACTCGTATTTTAGGGTATGGATCTGATTACAAAACAACAGTTAATGGAAGAACAGAAACAATTGACCTTTCAGAATTAGAAAATAAAGAATTTGATAGTTCTACTATGATTGAAGGTAAAAATGAATTTGCTTTTACTTTACCCCATAGTGATACAAAGATTACATATAAATTGTTAACGGGTCATGATGAAGCTAAAATTGAAAGAGAATTAAAAGGACTTAAAAAATTAAATAAAAATTCATCCCCAGATGCCTCTACTAGATTAAAATATGCATTAACCTCTGTTAATGGAGAAACTGAAATTAAAGATATTAGAGAATTTGTAGACACCTATTTTTTAGCACGTGATGCTAGAGCATTTAGAAAACACATAGTTGAAACATCACCTGATGTAGATCTTAATGTTATTCTAGATAGCGGAGAGGAGGTAACAGTCCCTATTGGACTAAACTTTTTTTGGCCTGACTTTGGAGACAGCTCCTCAAGTTAGATTAAATATATTTAAACAAATTCATGAAATAATATTTCATGGTAAAGGTGGGTATGACTATATTACCATTTACAATATGCCTATATGGTTGCGTAAATTTACTTTCAAAGAAATAAATGATTTTTATGAGAAAAAAGCCGCAGCAGAAAAAAATGAAATGTCTGCCGGTAAAACTTCATTAGTAAATTCAGAAGGTAAAGTAAATGCCCCCCAATTTAAACAGGCATCCAAAGCATATGAAGGAAAGAGTAGCTACAAATAGTTACTCTTTTTCATATTTATAATAAAATCTAATTATAATGGCAAGTCTTAAGGAAATCGAAGAAGCAAAATTGGCAGCTAAAGCCCTTAATGAAGAATTAGGGTTTTTAGAAGACGCATTTGTTTCGATAGGCCAAAAAATAAAAAATGAGGTTACAGACCAATTAGCAAATGCAGATTCCCAAACTCAAGAGTTGGGTAATAAATTTTCTACAAACCTTAATAATGCTATAAAACAAAATGCTAACTCTTTAAAAGAGATAACAAAACTTCAAGATCAGATAGGTAAAGGTGTTAATGTAGAAGCAAAAATAGCCAAAGAATTAGAAAAAATTGCAACTAGAAAAAAAACAATTGTACGTCAACAAAATATTCTTACAGCAAATGGTATAAAAATAAATGAGGATCTTTCTAAACAACTTAATGCTCAATTCGGTATACAAGAAGATACTCTTGGTACACTTAAATTAGAAAATACTGAAAGACAAAAACAAAAATCCTTATTTACTTTACTTGGAGAAGGAGGTGCTAACCTATTAGATAAACTTGATAAATCAGGTACGGCATCAAAATTAATGCAATTAAATCTAAAAGATACAGTAACCCCAACGAGGTTAATGGAACTTGCTATAGGTTTTATAGTTGAGGCTTTTATATCTTTAGATCAAACAACAGAAAAAGTTGCAAAAAACTTAGGAATAAGCTTCCATGAAGCTTCTGCAATGAATTCACAATTTTCTCAAATTGCACAAGATTCAAATAATATATTTGTTACTACCGAAGGTATTGCAAACTCTCAAATAGAATTATCTAAGGCCCTTGGAACTAATGCAATGTTTACTGCTGAAATGTTGCAAACTCAAACGGAGTTAACTCATCAACTAGGATTAAGCGCTGAAACAAGTGGAGAAATTGCTAAACTTGGTTTATTAACTGGTAAAACATCAAAAGAAATAGCAGCCAATGTAATGGGTCAATCTGTAGCTATGAATGCTGCTAATAATACAGCAATTACAGAAAAATCAATTTTACAAGAAGTAGCAAAATTATCAAGTAGTATACAATTAAGCATGGCTAATAACCCCGTTGAGTTAGCCAAAGCAGTTCAAACTGCTAAGCAATTTGGTATGGAATTATCAAATGTAGACGGTATAGCGGGTGGTTTACTTAATTTTGAACAATCAATCGCCTCCGAATTGGAAGCTGAAGTGTTGTTGGGTAAAAACATTAATTTAGAAAAAGCTAGACAAGCAGCTTTAAATAATGATTTAGCAACCGTAGCAGAAGAAATTGCAAAGCAAGCAGGATCAGCTGCTGAATTTACAGCTATGAATAGAATACAGCAAGAAGCATTAGCTAAAGCTGTAGGAATGAGTAGAGAAGATTTAGCAAAATCACTACAATCCAGAGAAATATTAGCTAAATTAGGAGGTAAGGATGC